TATTTTTTTTTTTACGTTATTTTTAATTTGATAATTGTGGTTTTATTATTATATGGGACTTATAATTTGATAATTGAATGTCTTCCTCCAACAAACACTTACAGAAGTTATCGTTTTCAAACGATTTAAACACTGCAATTGCATCCAGTAAACCAACACCACACTCACCACCTTCTGTTTGTCAGAATTCAGTTTTAATAACTAAATTAGGTGACTACATTGGTTCTCTAGTTCTAGTTGGAATACCGAACTCATCACAAATAGCTGTGAACTCTGAATCACTCATTCCTTCTTGTAATCTAGACAAATCTAATTTTGGGTTTTCATAACACATACAAACTCGCTCGTCAACTCTTAATTCTCTACCGATTTGTTCTTTTTCTGTTGTTTTCACATTTTTAATTTTATAGTTGTAATTGTCAAACTTTGGCGACATCAATCTACCCTTTATTGTCATCGGATGTATATTCAAAATTTCACTTGCATATTTTAATGTTCTATACTCCACATCATCAATAATAAATGGTTTGTTGAAGGTCATTGTTTTACCTTTTTGTGGTTCACTTAATCTTACTTTTTGTTCTTCAGCACTATAATAGGTTTTTATCTCATCTTTATAATGATAATTTTTATATTTAGGGTTTTTACTCAATACTCTCCATCTTATAGTAACCATCGGAATGTTGAGTATTTTAGATGCTTCACCACTAGACCTGTATTCAATATCGTCAATAATAATAGGTATATTTTGTTCTCCGTTATAATTACCTAATCTTTTTTCACTCAATTTCTTTTTTGTTTCATCAGAATGTTGTTTACCAAAAAATGGGTTGTTTTCACTACTTCTTGGTCTACATTTATTACAATGAATGTTACCGTAACCTATTCTTTCCCCACATTCACAATAGACATAAGTTAAGCCTCCCTTCCAATTAGGGTTCTGTTCTTTATTATAACTTCTTCTATTATCTAATGACTTTTTAACAATTTCTTTAGGTATTTTTTTACCCTTCCAAAATCCCTCTTTGCCATACATCCCATTTTTCTCACCCAACACACTTTCACTTCTTATTTTTCTTTCCTCATCACTTATATTGTCCCAATACTTTTTTGTTGAGTGTCTTTGATTTTCAATCCAATTTTTATCATACATAATAAATTCAGATAAATCACCACCAGTACCACCTTCTGTTAAATTATAACCGTTTTCAATTGTTTTGAGTTTGTTAATCCAAAAAAATTCTTTTTTATTCAACTCATTTTTATTAGAACACTCTTCTAAAATAGTTTTAGTGAAATTTTCTAACCCATATTTTTTTATTGATAACTTAATTAACTTGCCACTCCCAAAATATTTCTCAAATGATAATCCACTATATTGCCCAACATAAGATTTACCATTTATATTGTTTTTGATTTCATATACTAAAAACTTTTTCATATTGATTTACTTTAAGGTTTATCCTTTAATATAGATATATGGAAACCAACGAAAATACTAAATTGCCAACTCTAATTGTGAATTTATTTTCGTTATTTTATCAACATTATAGATTTTAAAATCATCAATCGTATAGTCATAAAAATTTTTATTGTTAACCAATTCAATATAAGGTAAATCTGTTTCAAATGGTATCCTATTTAGTAATTCGTCTACACCATCAAAATGTCTACTATATATGTGAAGGTTCTGAACCAGATGACAAAACTTACCAACTTTATATTTACAATGTCCCGAAATCATCATCTGTAATGCCAAATATTGTACCTTGTTTATATACGATGCAACCAAATAATCGTTGCTTCTCTGAATTAAAGTCATATCCAAAACTTTAGCTTCACCAACCTTTCTAACCGAACAAAGTATCTCATAAGCACATGGAAATAAACCATTTGTTTCCTCTAAATCAACATACTGATACATACTAATAATGTGTCTTCTACCAAATGGGTCATTAACTAATCCGTCAAGTAGTTTATTCATTAAATCATATCTTTTGATTGTTGCACCATATCTTTGTCCGATACTATTATCACCAATATCCCATTCATCCCACCAGTTAATCCCCATTTCATGAGCAACCACAAGTGATGATGTTTGTTTTTGATATATCCAAAGTATTTCTTTGATACCAGTTTTTATTGCGGTATTTCTTAATGTAGTAATTGGGAATTCACCTTTTAAAATATCATATTCCTCAAATACCTGTGTAATAAATTTTGAATGTGCTAGTGTTCCATCGGAATATTTGGTTCTGGGATTTTCATCCCAAGAACCTTCTGATATAATTTTTTGGATGTTTTGAACATAATATTTATCGGCTTTACTCATATTTTTTATTTCTTAATTCGTTACATTCTCATACGTTGAGATACTACCTTTTAATTCTTTTAAAGATGTAGCTGTTACATTTCCGCTCTTTAAGTAGTTACTAATGATGTTACTCATTGTCTCCAACATTGTTTTTGTTGCTACTTCTGGTGAAATGTGTTTATCTTCATCTTCTTTTAAAGATTCAACTTCTTTGATTATTTCAGTTGTGTCAACAGCATCTAATTTTGATGATGTATACTTTTTGATGTGTGTGTTTAACACAGAACCTTGGCTTTCAGCCAATTCAAAACGCATGTAATCAGTCTTAGCTACATCAGCGTATTTATACTGACCACCATGGTTAAAAATAACTGTTAACTCGTTGTTAACTGTGTTATATGTTGAAGCACATATGTTCGATGAAGAATACATTGCTTTGATAACACCATCTTTCTCTTGTCTTTTTAAAATCATTTTACTTGAATTTATTTATTTATTTGTTATTAATTATACGTTTTATAAGCTGATACTTCTGATAAGTGGAAAATTCTACCAATATTGGTTATTTCTTTTGTGTAGTTATCATCATTGAGTTTAGAATCTTCAACTGTTACTACAATATAGTCACCAGTTATCATTAACCCACAATTATTAAATTCTACTTTGGTTACTGAAGGTAATTCAACATTATTTAAAATATCTTTTATCAACAGCTCAACTTTCTTAAATTTTGGCACCATATTCATTTTATCATTTACTTTATGCAAATATACGAATATTTATCTTAAGAATCAATACTTGATTTAATAAAAATTAATTAGTATCTTTGCACAGATATTAATACAAACAAACGTTTAAATACATGAATAGAGAGATTTACCCAAAGGTTAAGATTATTATTAACCAAGCAACTGAGGAAGCTAAGTCTTTCGATGACGTAAAAGTTAGACCAGAACACATCGTATTATCAATACTATCTGATAATGATAATGAATGTACTAGGATTCTTAAAACACTTAATGTTGACACAACTGAACAATATGATAAATTGACAGATATAGTTAGAAAAAGTGATTTAACACCTAGGGTTGCAACAAGTCGTAAAAAACCACCATTTTCTGATGAAACAAGAACAATGATTAAAAACTTGGACAAAGAATGTGAAATGTTAAACGATAGTATGATAGATACAACACATATTTTATTAGCTGTATTGTCAACAAAATCAATAGTTACTGATTTATTTGGTGGTATTGGTATTAATTATAACAGTTTTAAAAAACAATTAAAAAACATGAAAGAAGACATCAATAATGCGTATGATGGTGAAGATTCTAGTGATGAAGAAACATTTAGAAGAAAACCAAAACAAACTGACACAAAAACTAAAACACCAGTATTGGATAATTTCTGTAGAGATATATCCAAAGCTGTTGAGAAAGGTGAACTAGACCCAGTAGTAGGTAGACAAACAGAAATCAAAAGAGTATCTCAAATACTATCTCGCAGAAAGAAAAATAATCCAGTATTGATTGGTGACCCAGGTGTGGGTAAATGTATTTGTTCTGATACTGAAGTAGTTATGCGTGATGATTTAACTGGGGAATTGTTCACAACAACAATTAGTAATTTTTTAAATACTATTTCCAATACCTAACTAACAAATAAAACGTTTATTATTTATCTTTTTAAATATTTTAATATATTTATAATAAAAACAAATGAAAATAAAAACAAAAAAAGAGGTATTCGAGTTTGATGAATATTTTAAATCTTTAGTTGAATTAAAGGAATTTATTAAGATAAATAATAAATTTGTTAATGTTGATAATTTAGAAGATAAAATTATTATTGTG